TAACCGAATACGAGAAAGAAGCTATGTTAGAACGCCTTCGAGCAAAGATCGCAAAGCGTATCGAAAAGCACGGCGAACATTCGCATTTCACGAGACACGACAGCGTTGCAATTTGTGATGAAGAAATGAACGAAGTGAAATCTGCAGTACACTTAAGGCAAGAAGATTGCGTTCTAATTGATGAGTACCTTGATCTTGCGTGTGCGGCGGTTTGGGCAGCGATAAGTGTAGGAAAATATCAAGGTACAAAATGAAACATCCGTGCGAAATAATAACAGACTGCTTAAGCGTAAAACCTATTTACGGAAATCTAAAAGGGACTTGCAGAATTACCGGTAAAGAAGGTGTAGGGATTGATTTCGCTAAATGGGTAAAAGATACCTTTTGCGATTTCATGTATCTATATCCCGGCAACATTGTTTCAAATGAAGCATTGTTCTGCTTTGACGAAAAGAGCGAGTTGATACAAAAAATAACCGGTCGTGAAAAGTTACAAAGGTTTAGGACTTATTCGCATTTTGTTGTACAAGGAAAATGGTATCTACTAACTAAAGCAGACAAGGCTAAAATGTGGGAATTGTTATTTCAGAAACCTGACCTTGCAGTTATTTCAGATAGCGGACAAAAGCACCTTGTAATGAAAGCAAAGCCGGGCACTTGGCAACTTGAGGAGACAATAATTGAACCAGACGAGAATATACTGAAAGGATTACAGAAATTAATAGCACGACTAAATAAGGAAATATTCGCAATAGAGGAAATTCGCACAGGTGAATATGCGGGTTATCGAATCAAAAAATTTGGAATCGCTAATTGGCGAAAGATAGAACAGAAGATCAAACAATATAGAGGGTCAAGAATATTTGATTTGGCTCTCTTTTTCTCAAAAATAACGGAGTAGAAAATGGAGAATGAAATCACACAGGAGTTCGTTTCCGAACATCTATTGTTCCCTTTATTTAGGTGTCTAAGTGACAGTTATAAAGAGAGGTACAAAAGGGATATTTGGAATCAGTTTGAGAACAATATCCGAAGTGCCGCATACACATCAAAACTAAGGGTATTTTATCAAAATATAGTTTCATCAATGCCGATTGATGTACAACAACAATATCACGGTAAGATTAGGATTATACTCGAATCTTACCGTGATAAAGCAGTCCTGAATTGGTTGCGTGATGAATGTGCGTATATGGTATTAGTCGCAAGACAGAAAAATGAACGACGAAAAGAAGCGTTTAAAGAAGATAACCTATTTGCAGAAATGGAACAACAACAAGAAATAATAGAAAGTGCGAACATCGATGAAGACCTACAGTTTTGAGGGAGTAGTAACAGCAATAACCTCTATCCTACATAATGGCGGTGAACAAAACGGAATAGCAACACAGTTAAGGCGTGAAAAAGTGGTTTTGCCTAATGGTGAGATAGAGAAAATACCGGTTATTTCGGGCAATGCGGTAAGAGGAATATTGAGAGATGTAGGAATGTACGATATGGTTCAGCATCTTGGATATGGGATTGAAAAGGATGGCAAGGTACAAGGGTTAAGCCTAAACGCTTTCTACTTTCTATTTTCTGGGGGTTCGTTAACTTCTGAAGGAGGTTCTGGCTTGAAAGTAGATAAGTTCCGCAGAATGAAAGAGCTGATTCCCTTAATCGGTATATTTGGGGGAGCTATGGGCAATCAGATAATGCCGGGCAAAGTGAAAATTGGGAAGTTGATCCCTATCGCAGAAGAAACGAATCATCTTTTACCAGAGAAGTATAAAGCACCTGAAGCACCTTCGGTATGGGATATTTGCCAAACGGAAATGTACACAAGGCGTGATGATGAAAAGAATGACAAGCTTAGAGACACGATAGACGAAAGCGTAAAGCTGCTTCTCTCGGGCGGAGGCAGTAAACTCGAAATTGCACAGAGTAGCACAGCACAACAAATGATGTACCGAGTAGAATCCATTGCGGCGGGCACGCGATTTTATTGGAAAATTGTACTTGAAGACCCGACAGATTTAGAATTTGAATCTTTTATTCAAACACTTCTTGTATTCTCACGAGCTCCTTATATAGGGGGTAGATCTGCGGTAGGGCACGGTGAAATAAGTGTTAAGTTTGATAATTGGATGGAGATTGATAGTAGGGCAAATCTGGAAGGGAAAGAAGTAGATCGCCCTTTACTACAAAAATACCAAGAGCATTTAAAGAGCAGGAAAGACGAAATTATTGAAGTTCTTGAGGAGTTCAAATGAAAGTATTTGATCAAAAGGCAGGGCTTATTTACGCTACAATGCCAGAGTACAAATATCGAGTAAAAGGGACTAATTGGTTTATTCAGAAGGCACTTACAGAAGTAAAGAATCCTTATTTAGCGTGTAGTTTTGGTAAGGATTCAACTGTAATGTTACACCTTGTATTACTGCAATTTCCTGAAATACCTATCAGATTCGCTACACATCCAGAAACCGAAATATTAGATAATTATAGAGAGGTTATTGATTGGTGGAAGGAGAAATTTGACATAAACCTTACGGAAGTATTCTGCGATGGTGAGTTAGTTAAGGTAAAGCATCACCAAAGAAAAATGTTAGGAAATGTTGAAGCAGATGCATTCTTTGTAGGCTTAAGAGCTGACGAGTCTGTAGCAAGACGAATGAGTTTAAGGAAATATGGGAAGTTCCATCAACTAAAGTCTTCAGGGGTGATAAGAATCGCCCCTTTAGCAGATTGGACTGAAAGAGATATTGCGGCTTATATATACTCAAACGATTTACCCTTACTTTCTGCCTATGGATTTCACGGAGTTGATACCCGGACATCGGCAGGAATCCCCAGAAGTTGTATAGACATATCATTAAATAATCTAAAACTAAGAGATATAGGACGGTTTAACCGGTTATGCGAACTCTATCCAGATGCGAGGTATTATGTTTAAGAATGTGATAATAAGGGCTCATCTACAAACAGGCGTGATTTCAGATCAGTTTCTACCTTTAGAAGGGTTCATCTTCTACCTTATTATGAAAGATAAGTATGGAGAGGATAGACTTCCTACAGCTCCGAATGAGATGATTATAAAAGACGGTCATAATGACTTCAACCTACCATTTGACAGGAGTAAAGTAAATGGGAAACTGATCTATCATTGCAGTTTTGCACAGTGGGGTAAAAATACAGTTGAGGAATCACAGAGTTATGCGAAAAGGCTTGACTCTGCTCTAACAGACCTAATAGACTTTAAAGGGAAGCGTCCGTTGATCGAGAATACGAGAGGAGAATATAAAAACTACTTCATCAAAGTTTATTATCGCCATTGTCCCTACATTGATTGGTATGCAAGAGCGAATGTACCAGAACTTAAAAGACTTCTCCCCCACGCAACTCATCTTGGGAAAAAGACTTCGCAAGGTTGGGGTTCAATTTTGGAATGGGAGATATTGCCTACAGGAGGAGACTACTCGCTTTATAGTAGAGAAGGGAAATTAGTCAGAAGTTTACCTTCGCAAAGAGGTAAGTTTCAGTATGGTTTCAAAGCACCCTTTTGGTATAGAGAAAATCAATCATTATGCGAAATGCCTATCACCTAATAAACTTTAGGTTGATTAACATATCTGGAAGGAGTATTATTGAAATGGAATCAGTTGTAATTATAGAACTATTAGAAGTATTAGAGAAATACAAGCTTATTCCGTGTTATCTTTTGCGAAATGAGAGGATAAAAGCTGAGTATCGCTTAATGAAAGAAAAAGGTATTTCAAGTAAGGTCGCAAAAGAGAATTTATCTAATAAACACAATTTAAGTGTGAAAGCAATAGAGGTGATAGTGTATGAAAAGGTTTCCAAATAGCTTAAAAGAGCTAAAAGAAGCTGATTATAATCCCAGATTAATTAGGGATAAAAATTTCAAAGGTCTGAAATACTCACTAACAGAGTTCGGGGATATTTCAGGTATAGTCTATAATACTCGCACGGGTAATCTAGTTTGTGGACATCAGAGGGTTCGGGCACTTCGAGAGGAGTTCGGAGAGCTTGAGATTATAGATGACAAAGTAGTAACTCGGTCGGGTGAATTTAAGGTTAGGTTTGTCGATTGGGACATAGATAAAGAAAGAGCTGCAAACATAGCCGGCAATGCTGAAACTCTTCAAGGAGAATGGACACAATCAGCTTCTATAATAATTGAGGATGTCCGGTTAAATGCACCAGATGTATTTAGCAGTCTTCATCTTCAAGATTTAAAGCTACACATAGATGAACAAACTATACCTATCGAAGGGCAGCAAAGTGAGGTAAATATTCAGCAAAGGAGTAAACTCCGTTTTGCTCAAGAAGAGGTTTACATGACCGAAGACGAGTTAGCAGGACTGATTAATGTCTATGAGAGTTGTGTGGAAAAGCACAGAGTAAATTCAGGTTTTGTTACATACTTAATCGAAGGTAAGTAATGCAATTCATTGAGGATTATCCTATAACAAATCTAAAGCCGGCAGACTATAACCCTTGTATGATCGCAGAAAGGGAAGGATATAATGCCGAACAATGAACCTCTAGTTTGGAATAGGGTTGATGCTGTAATCAATTTAATATTAGAAAAAACTCGCTATCTTGAGGGGAAGCGACAAGCGGAGTTATGCCAGATGGTCGCAGAGAGATATAAAATTTCTATTAGACAAGCTCAACGATATGTTAAACAAGCAAAACAAGATTTAAAGAAGATGACCTCAGCCGATACTGCTAAAGCATTACAAAGAGCACTGATGGATAGAGAGTTTCTAATCTTGAAAAGCAAGGGTGTTTGGAATGAGGAGCTAGGCAAATATACGGTTGAACCTGATTTCTGGCTTCATCTTGAAGCTGTGAAGGATCGTGATAAACTGTTAGGACTCTATGTAGATAAACAGAAATCTGAAATGATCACTAAGAACATCGACATGAGTAGGTTCACAGAGTTTGGATTAGAACAACTTGCTAAAGGGATAGATATTCAAATTGTTATGTTAGACCCTCGAGCATATCGCGTAAATAATGAATGAACAAATTAGAACTGATGGCTACAGCCGAACTCGAGTTAAGAAAGCGAAGGGAATATAGGAAGGTGAAAGAGTCCGAAAGGCTTGAGTATTACAGAACAAATCCGGTCGCGTACTTTGAGGAAAGGCTAGGTATTAGAAAAGAAACGATAGATTGGGAAGTGCTACCTGATTACGCAAAACATGTTTGGGATGGCACACGCAACCCTTTTTTAGCGATTGCAAACGGACTTCTAAATAATCGCTGGGTAGGGGTTGAATCAGCGACAGGGACAGGTAAAACTCATTTCGGTGCACTAATTGTGTTTTGGTTCTTAGAATGTTTTGAGAACTCAATCGTTGTAACAACAGCACCTAAACAAGATCAGTTAATGTTGCATATTTGGAAAGAAATATCGAAGCTCTATGAAAAGTTTGGTAAAGGTGAATACACTTCCCTAAAATTAAGAATGCATCCAAGACAAGATAATTGGCTGGCAGTAGGATTTGTAGCAGGTGTTAAAGCAAATGAAGAAAGCAACACAAAAGCTCAGGGCTTTCACGCAGAGCACATGTTGATAATTCTTGAGGAAACGCCAGGTGTGCCTTTGCCGATTATCAATGCTTTTGAGAATACTTCTGTTTCACCCCACAATTTAATTTTAGCCTTCGGGAATCCAGATCATCAATTAGACACGCTACATAGATTTTGTATGCGACCTAATGTTGAGCACATTCGTATATCAGCTTATGATCACCCGAATGTAGTTTTGCAGAATCCGTTATTCATTCCCGGAGCTTCAAGTCAAGAAGGGATAAACAGGATAATAGAAAAATTCGGAGAAGGTTCACCTATGGCACTTAGTAGGACTAGGGGGATCTCACCTATGCAATCGTCGGATGCCTTAATCAGAATTGAATGGTGTTTAAGAGCAGTAGAAAAGTATGGATATGCAGAAAGACTAGGAGAATGGGCAATAGGGGTTGATGTAGCGAATTCAGAGACAGGAGATAAAGCTTCGATTACGCTAGGGCAAGGAAACATTGCAGTAAGCGTTGAAGATTTTCAATGTCCAGACGCTAATCAATTAGGACATCAGGTTCACTTGATAATTGCAGAGAAAGGGATTAAAGAACGAAGAATTGGCGTGGATGGTGTAGGTGTAGGTGCAGGGACTGTGAACACTTTACGAGAATACGACTTAAAATATAAAGGGATTAATCTGCAAGGTGGAGCTTCTCCGGCAAGGATTAAAGATAAAGCAGAGCAATTCAATAATTTGCGAACGCAAATGTGGTGGCAGTGTAGAGAGGACTTACGAAATAACGAAATAGGGATGCCGAACGATACCGAACTTATAGCAGATCTATCAGCTCCTAAATTTGAGACAAATAACAAAGTGATAATAGTTGAAGGCAAAGATGAAATCAAGAAGCGGCTAGGGCGTAGTCCTAACAAAGGGGACTCATTCGTCTACTGGAATTGGATAAGAGTAGATAGAGCATTCAGAGAAGCAAGAGCGTTAAACAGTTTAATTTAGAACAGGAAAGAAGATGAACACTAGAGATATAGCAAGGTTAATCGAATCGTACAACAATGAAATAAGTAATCAGATAATTGTTGATTTGATTGAAGATCACAGATCTGTAAGAGAGCAGATGATCAAAGACTATCGAGAATATGCAGGCAATGTACCGATTATGGAAAGAGTATTTGAGAACCCGAATAAACTTAACAATAAAATATCGAACGATTATCGAGGTGAGATAATCGACGGTATTACAGGCTATTTGTTCGGCGAACCTATTGAATGGAAAATTGACGACGGCGATTACAGCGATATGGATAACGAAAGAATAGATAGAGCTATCAAATTGTTTAAGAAGCGTAACAATCTTGAGGACATGGATTCGATAACAGGTGAGTTTGTTTCAATCTGCGGTTACGGAGCTCGTCTTTGTTGGGTAGATGGTGAAGGACTTGAAAGAGTGATGAACCTAAACCCTTGGGAAGTGATCTTTATTGAAGACAATACAATAAACGAAGTGATTTATGCTATGATCTATTATACAATCGTTGAGAACATAGGTCTGCATAAAGTCGAGCGGACAGTGATCGAATGGTACGATAAGAAGAATGTTACATACTTCATTTCAAACGGTCAAGGGGTGTATGAGCCAGACCTTTCCGGACTATTAGGGAAATCGGGTCCGCACTTGTTTGATTATGTACCGGTTGTCCGTTTCAATAACAACAATCTGCAAACATCTGATTTTGATAAGGTACGAAACCTTATTGACGCTTATGATCGCTTGATCTCGGATGTGCAGAATGAGATTGAAGAGTTTAGGCTAGCGTACTTATTAATTTTTGGTGCGGATATTTCACCTGAAACAATTAAGCTTTTAAGACAGACAGGAGCTTTAGGGCTTCAAGAAGGTGAGGACGCTAAATTCTTGACAAAGCAAGCAGACGCTACATTTATAGAGAATCATAAACGAACTCTAAACGATAACATCTATAAATTTGCGAAAGCAGTAGATATGACAGATGAGAATTTTTCGGGACAATCGCAATCTGGGGAAAGCCGTAAATGGAAACTGTTAGGACTTGAATTCCGAGCGATAACTAAGGAGAGGAAATTCAAAACAGGCTTAGATCAGATGATGAAAGTCATTTGTTCGGCTTGGCAAAAGAAACAAATACCTCTTAAATATGAGGACATCGAGTTTGTGTTTACAAGGAGTTTGCCTGTTGATATGCTCTATGTAGGTGATGTAGTACAAAAGCTGAAAGGCATTGTTTCAGATGAAACCTTGTTAAGTTTAGTCCCTTTCGTAACGGACATATCAAGGGAGCTTGAACTGATCTCTAACGAACAGTATTCAACAGGGGCAGGCTTATTAGCCCAGATCCCAGATCAGGTAACTCAAGAATCTCAATCACAAATCACAGGTGAGGCAGTTTAATGACTCCTTCGCCAATAAATGATAGGATAATCAAACTTTTAAAATTGGGTGATCTTGAGGCTGAGAAGATCACCCTTAAGCATGAGAAGGAATTACTACAAGCCTACACATCAGCACTAAAGGAGATCAAAGCTATGATCGCTAAGATGTTCGAGAAGTATGGTGATCAAGTAGGTTATAAAGATTTAATTCTCTATCAAAGACTAACAAACCTTGAGTTGAGTATTGCAAAGCAGATAAAGCCTTTGACCGGTGTCGGTAAAAAGAGTATTGAGCAGGCTTTTAGTGCTATTGCTAAAGAGAGTTTTAAAGTGATGGGTAATGCGATTGAAACGAGTGCCGGCGTTTCGGTAGGGTTCGGTGTGTTGAATGAGAATGTAATTTCAGCTTCTATAATCAATCCTATGCAACGAATAAAGTGGCCTGATGTACTAGCTGAAAACTCCGCAAAGTATCTTTCGCAAATTAAGAGCGAGTTATCTCAAGGTTTAATAAAAGGTGAAGGATATGCTAAAATAGCGAATCGAATCGAAAGAGCTACAGAACTCTCGGCGAATAAGACTCTTAGAATTGTACGAACTGAGGGACATCGAGCGCAGAGTGTAGGTAGAACAGTTGCTATAGATAAGGTTGAAGGTTCTGCTGAAAGGCTTGGAATAAAGGTTGTCCGAGTATGGTTAGCTACAAGTGACGATAGGACACGAGACTCGCATAGAGAAATGGACGGCAAAGAAGCTGATGAAGACGGATTTTTCACTTTACCTAGTGGAGTTAGAACGGAAGCACCTGGATTAACAGGGTTACCTGAAGAGGATATTAATTGCCGATGTACGGTTATTGTTAATGTTAATGTTTGAATTATATCACGACATTTAAATTCCCGATATTTTTATAACTTTTCCGCTTTTTAAGTCTGTTTTCCGCTTTTTAAGTCTGTTTTTCCGCTTGCTTTTGATAAATTACACAAGAAGAACCCCCGAAATGAGGGTTTTTCTTCTTTTTAGGTGAGTTAAGAAGCTATTGTATTTGATTTCGCATTTTCATTGTAAGCTCCCTTTCAGTAATGTGTATTCAATTTCACAATAGCAAACTTTATTCTTTAGTTTTTCAATCCTCTCAAATATTTGTTCATAGTTTTCCGCACCTCTACTATCGAGTTCGTCTTCTAGTCTATTGATTAGTTGTTTTAGATTTCTAATAGTCTTTTGCAATGTTTCAAATCTTGTAAAGGCTTCATTGCTGATTGTTAGTGTGTTCATTTTTGTTCTCCGATTGTTTTGCTAAAAAGTTGTTAAGGTTTTAAGTATTTCATTATATCTGTCGTAAAGTTTCTCAAGTTCCTCTCTCATTTGTTTGACAAATATTTCAGCTTTTGCTATCTCTATTAAGTTATCTTCGTTCCCTTCGGTTCTTAAGATAAACCCTTGAGCACTTCTTTTGTTGCTCTCCTTATTCTCCATTTGCATTAAAATTTGAGTCATTTCCGATAAAGTGTTTTTCGAATCTTTAATCTGTTTCATTTTTATTTCTCCGTGGTTAAAAAAATTTGATATGATTAATATAAGACTCGAGCAATTCGGTCAAGTTATTTCGTAATTATTTTATATTTTTGGAAACATTTTTTATATAATTAGGATTTAAAAATGAAAATATCTTTTCTATTTTTTATAGCAGTTGTACCGTTGATCTTTGCACAAAGTTATACATATAATGATCTTAGATATTTCTATGATTTGACTAATAACCGTGATACTATGAGAGTGAGTTTGGAGAGGAATGGATTCATAAACGCAGATGATTACTCGATGGGAACTACTAATATTTATTTCAAGAAAGATACCGGCAAAGACACGACATTTATTATCTTACAGTATAAACATAGTACGACGCATGGGGGGAGAACAACTCCTGAGAATATAAACGGTTTTGCTTGTATCGCTTCACCTGATAGCGTTTTATATAACTCTATTAAGAAAAATTACAGGGAGTTAGGGTTTGAATTTGTAGAGTCAAAAACATTTGAATCGGAGAATTATTATGAAGAGATGTATAAACAAGGTTTTACTACACTATACATAGTCAAATATTCATCTTGGCGAACTTGGTACAAAGTTCTTTTAGAACGCTAATTCCTTAATAATTATAATCAGTTAAGAAGCCCATGTGATGGGCTTTTTCTTTTTTAAAGAAATGACCTAAAATCTTTTAGGTTGATTCGCCTTTCTAAATACGCTAATATAACACACATAAATTTTGATAATATTGAACTGTGAGGACTTAAGACTCATAGGTCACTAAAAACGGAGCTAAAAAAATGGATTTGCAGAAGCTTATAGAGACACTTAAAGAAAAAGAAGTGTCTGACGAAGTGATAAAATTTGTAGAAGGACTTAAGACTGTAAACAGCGAGACAGTGAAGGACTATCTAGAGAACAATGAAGAGGGCAAGAAGTTAAGTCAGAGCTTGACAGATGCAAGGGTAACAAAAGGGATCGAATCATTCAAAACGAATAACTTCCAAAAACTGGTGGATGAAGAGATATCGAAACGCTATCCCCCCGAGACGGCAGAGGCTAAGAAGTTAAGAGAGTTAGAGAAGCGTGTTAACGACCAAGAGCGTGAAATAAAGAGGAAGGACTTACAGAATTTTGCGATTAAAAAAGCGACGGAAAAAGGACTGCCTTCAGATATGATCGACAGGTTTATAGCAGAGGATGAAGAAGGGACTGAGAAGAATATTAGTCTCTTTAAAGAGAGTTTCGACCGAGCAGTAGGAAGTCAAGTAATCGAAAAGTTTAAGCAGGGCGGTAGAGAACCCGGGGCGAATGCTTCAGTACATACTCCGCCTGTGCAAAACAATTCGAGCGAGCTGACTAAGGGACTTCTCGAATTAGTTTAAGAATTTAAGAATTTTGAGGTAAAAAAATGTCTATTATAACAGGCGTAAATAACAGTTCAAATGCAGTAGCTGCCAATCAGCTTCCTGACATAGAAAAGGTTTTAGTAAAACTGAAACCTTACCAAACCCCTTTAATGCAGTTGCTCTTTCTTTCATCGAAGGCGGGCAAAGAAGTAACAAATGAACTTGGAAAATTTAGTTGGTTTGAAGATACCTTCATGCCACATCAGACAACAACCAAGACCACAATCTTGGCACTTGGTTCACCCGCCAGCCTAACTCTTCTGACTTCAAATTGCAATGACCTCACAATATTTAATGCTGATGACATTGTACTAATCGAAGAGACAGATCAGATGGCTTATGTTTCTTCAAGGACTAGTTCGCAGGTTGTGCTTTCTCATATAGATGGTTCAACATCCTTGAGCAGTCTGCAAATTGAAGGCGGCTATTTAAAGATAATTGGAAGCAGAAACAATGAGTATTCCGGTGTGCGAGGGACAGGTCGTAATGCAGAAGTTGAAGTATTCAATTACCTAAACATTTTCTCTGATTCAGTAGCTACTACAGGCAGATACCAAGCCGGGCAAAAATGGACTGATTCAGTAGATCACGCTTCCCTCGTCTTGAAAAAGATTGAAGAACTGAAACTACAAGTTGAGAGATATTTCCTTTTCTCGACACTTAAAGGCTATGCTACATCGGGCAATTACCGAACGACTTGGGGACATGGCTTCTTAGGTAGAATCACATCAAATGTGAACTCATATTCGCCTACTTTAGACGAGACGACTTGGGACGCACATTTGCAGGGAGTGTTCGCAAAAGGAAGCGGTCGTAAAATCCATATGTGCGGAAGTAATCAGTTGAGGGAACTCAACTCAATTATTAAAGCTAAATATGAAGTGAACCCTAATCCAGTCACACAGATTTACGGTGTTAACCTTACAGAGTATGTGACTCCGTTCGGTATCGTTGACATCCTATGGAATCCTGTAATGGACGGTAAGTTTAAAAATTTCGGTTTTACCTTAGATGCTGAGAATATTCGTTTACGCTATATGGCGAACGACAATAAAGGAAGCAGAAAATTCAGAGTTGAGGAAGGTGTAGAAACTAGTGGCGTTGATGGAAAGACTGACAAGATCATGTTTGATGTCGGTATCGAGATACACAATGAAGAGACACACGGCATCCTTAGATTCGTTGAATAAAAATTGATCTCCCGTAGAGGGGCGTTCTCCAAAGGGCGTCTCTCTATTTTTTAACAATTCAAAAGAGTATATAAACATGCACACATTTGTTTCAAAATACACTTCATACAGTATCAGCTTACCAAGCAAAACCCGCGTAAAATTCCAAAACTATAGATTTTCTACAAAAGATACAGCTATAGCAGAGGAGCTAAGAAGTTCATCGGCTTGCAATAAGGACTATTCAGAAATCGAAACAGTATCTGAAAAGAAGGCAAAGAAGTAAGCTAAATGGCGATAATTACTAAGGACGAAGTTAAAACACTTCTGAATATATCAGACACATCAAAGGACGATTTTATAACTGCTATGATACCTATTACAGAGGATTTTGTGATAAGGTATTGCAACAATGATTTCACAGATGCGGACAGCGTAACAACCTTTTCTGCCGGCTTAAAATTGCCTGTAGTGCAATTAATCAAGTTCGCGATGGAGTACAAAGGCGTTAGTTCGGAAGGGATAGGAGACTATTCAGTTTCGTTTTTTGGAGCGATACCGGAGAGTATCAGAACAGGTCTAAAGCCATACAAGAAGCTGAAATTCGTATGAGTATCAAAGATTATTACAAACAAAGTTGCGAACTACATTCTGTAACCCGAACAACCGACAGTGGCGGTGCTTTTTCGGAGAGTTTTGCTAAGACATCTGATTTTATGGGGCGTATTCGTCTATTACAAGGGCGTGAACGAATCATAAACGAGAAGCAAGGTTACGAGGCTACACATAGAATTTATTGCTCTAAGGTGCTTACAATCAGTTTATCGGATAGGGTCATCAACGGACAGTCTGTTTTTGATGTAATAAATGTAAACTATCTAAATGATGAAGCAGATCACATTGAGATCGATGTCAAGTTAGTGACAGATCTATGAGCTTCTTACTGTTTTTCCTTGCCGGTTTTTTAAATGGCGGTATGGACATGATTAAATTTAATTGGAATCGTTTTATTTTTAAAACGCAATGGTGGTTAGAACAGGGTGAATGGTCACCTGGCTTAAGATCATGGTTGCTTAAACACCTAATAACTATGTTTTCTGGTGGTTGGCACTTCCTAAAATTCTTAATGGTTATAAGCGTGATCGGTACGGTGTTGACCTATGGACCTATCTTTAACAGGGTAATTGATTTAGTAATTTTATATATAATTTTTAGTCTCGGATTCATTTTCGGGTACTATGTGATCTGGAGAAAGTAATGTCGAATTTGTTTCAGCGGATAGTTTACAAACTTGTAGGAAGTTATCTTAAAACAACTGAATATGTTGTACAAAAATGTAAGAAAACTATTATCGTTCTGCATTTTACTGCCGGCTATGGTGATGCAATTTCGGTAGGAAAATACTTTAATTTTCTTGCCGGTAAAGTTGCAACTGCATATAGTGCCGGTCGCGATGGTGTTATTGCCGAGCTTTTTCCCCCTGCTTATTGGGCTTACCATTTAGGGTCGAGCTTGTTTAACGAAATGAGATCTATAGGGATTGAGATAGTAAATATCGGACCCCTTTGGAATAAAAACGGCGTGCTATATGATTGTTATGGAAATATATATCGCGGTGAATATCAAACCTTGAAAGTACCTTATAAAGGCGTCTTTTACTGGGCGACCTTCACAGAAGAGCAGTACGAAAATGTAGGCAAATGGGCAGCTGAAAGATGCATAGCGTTTGGTATAATACCTATGCTTAATAAGGGATTAGACTATATTGAGAACAATGAAAAACTGATGGGTATAACTACTCATGTACATTTTCGTAAGGATAAATACGATATAGGTCCCGCTTGGGACTGGGTAAAGTTTGAGAAATACTTTAATGCCGAACTTGAAAGATTGCGAGCAGGTAAATGATTAAAGTAGGTTTTAGAAAGTATTCTGCATTTATCTTAAGCCTTGTTGCTTACTGCGTTTTATTCTTGGTAGTAGTCTTGAACGGAAGTGTTAAAAATGAGAATATCCCAACATTTGCGTTTCAATTAGGGTTAGGGATAAGTGCCGTTGTAGGTGTGTTCTATGCAGGCAATGTACTAGGTAAAAAGGTAGGGAGCAATGAACAATAACAAAGGTTTTTTTATAGTTCTTGCTATCATTTTTCTGTTAGTAGGTGCTTTGGTTTATAAGAGCGTTACAGATCGTACAATAACAAACACTACTATTAAAGAAGAACTTAAACAGGGTAAGCCCGACACTGTATTTGTCGCCGGCAAACCCGACACAGTTTTTCTATCTAGGATATACGAAAAGGTGATTCGAGTACCGGTAGAGAATATAACAAACTACGCAAGGGACAGCAGTAAAACTGACACTACTGTAGTCTTGCAGAACGGTACAATTAATATAGGAATTACAACCTATCCTGCGATTGAGTCTTTAAAACTCGACATCGACCTACTTACGATTGACCGTGAGATTTATAGAATAGATACCTTGAAGATGTTACGCGTTGATACGCTTAATATCACAAAAGAAATTAAAACCGAACCGTCATGGTATGAAACATGGTGGTTCGGTTCTATTATTACAGGTGCAACAGCACTAACTATAGCAATACTATCTAAATAAGGGAATACAACAATGGATGTACCTATGCCTATCCTAACAATACTTACTAATATCGCTCTAGCAGGACAAATAGCGATAATTGTTTGGTGCGTAAAGCAGATCATGGACATAAAGCAAAACTACATTAAACAGTTTGGTGAGATAAAACTCAAAATTGAAGAGACAAAGAATCTTTTCATACAAGAGAATACAACAACTCGACATCAACTAAGGAATGAAATGCAAGGCTATTATGGTGGTTTTCATAAGGAATTTGTGACTAGAGAAGAGTGTGCACGAGTACATGAGAGCTGAATGGAAAGACCTTGACATGAAAGAAATACGGCAAAGAGTATGCGACAAGCTTACAACTGCCGGTGAACTAGTAGCAAGTGAAGCTATGAAAAAGGCTCCAGTTGACATGGGAAATCTAAGGGGTTCAATAACATCTGAAGTGAATGAGCAAGAATTAACTGCAATTATAGGCACGCCTGTTGAGTACGCT